TTACAAACGAGGAAGTAACGAACAATCTTTCTCAAGTATTATTTCAAATAACGAAAGAAGTCAGAGCTATGCAATCTTCTATGACCTTGAAGTAGAAAATCATCCTTCTTATTTTGTTGAGAATTGTCCAGTACATAATTGCCATCAATTAACTGGAGCTTCTTTGGAGGGATTACTACACTTCTTGGAAGAACCACCAAAGGATGTGTACATTGTTCTGACCACAACTGAGCCGGATAAACTCAAAGTCACAATCAAGAGAAGATGCTTCCATGGGGAAGTAACACCCCTTATCAGAAGTGAGATGAATAATCTTTTCAAAACTATACTTAAAAAGGAGAAGAAGGAAGTTGATAAAGAAGTACTGGATAAGATCATAAAGGAATCAGACGGTTCTCCTGGAATGGCACTGAAATATTTGGATATGATTCTTGATATGGATAAAGACCAGGGAATTGAGATCATAACCAAAGCCACAAAGTCTGAATCATCGGTCATTGATCTATGCAGGACGTTACTTGATCCAAAGTTGAATTCAAAATCCAAATGGAAGAATTGTCAAGAGATTTTAAAAACGATTGAGGGTGAGCCAGAATCGATCAGGCGAGGCGTTCTCGGTTACATGACCAAAGTTATGCTCTCTGATTCAAATGCGTCTGTAGCGGCTAATACGGCCTCTAATTTCACAGAAAATTATTATGACTCTGGTAAAGCCGGTTTGGTTCTTTCTGTTTATTTGTGCTGCACTGAATAAAACCTTATCAAACATGTTATAATAGAGGTGTGAATGAATAAAGAAGAGATTTTCGAAATCATTAAAGCAAAACTGGAAGAACAAAAAGAACATCAAAAACAAATTAATAATCTAACAGAAATAATAAAGCTGCATTGTTTACAGATTCTTAAAAATGAAAAAGGAATAGAAATCGGTTCTGAGTTTTACAAGGAAAAGGATTCTTGGAATTCAGAAACATATTTTAAAATTACAAAAATAGATTCACATGTTTATTCTGGAATCGGGTCTGAAATCACTTATTCATTACGTGGAACTCCAAAAAAGAAAGACGGTGAATATTCAAAACGAGAAATGTTTATTAAAAATGTTTCAGTTTACTTTACAAAAGGATTAAACGATGAATAAAGAAAGAGTTTTTGAAACCATTGAAGTTATCGAGGAAGAATTACTTCTTTTAGAAAAACGTAAAACAGAAATGATAGCTGAGATTAAAGAAAAATGTCTAAAACTTCTTGAAGATAAACATGGAATAACTATTGGAACTGAAACTTTTGATGGTATATTCAAAGTCTCAAACATAAAAATAAATTCATGCAACAAAAATATCAGTTACAGATTAGAAGGTTTTGAGAAACAAAAAGATGGTAGTTTTGGAAAGAAAGAATACTTCATTAAATATATCTATATTGAAAGGAATGAAGATGAATGAATTAAAACTGGATATGCACTCACTGGATGAAGCATGGTTGCAACAACCGGAACTGTCCCACAAATATGGTGTACAGTTGTTGGAAGCTGAAATGTTGAGAACCAGATTGAAAGATAAATTGGACATAACCAAAGCTGAAATTGATCTTGAGATCAGGGAAAATGTAACTCCTAAACCGACTGAATCTGCAATCAACTCTCTTATCGTCCTTAACCCCAAATACAAGGAGGCTATGCAAAGATACTTTGAAGCTGAACACAAAGTAAAAGAAATCAAAAACATGACCAACTCAATCGAAGCGAAAAGAAAAGCTCTGGAAGGACTTTCGGAACTTTATGTGGCCGGATATTTTGCCAGTCGTCCGATGCTTCCAAATCCTTCCATCGAAGAAAAACATGATGAAACTCAAAATGAAATAACCAATAAACTGAATCAAAACAAATCAAAAAGACTGAAAAAATAAAGGAGAATTTTAAATGGCTAAACCATCTATTCGTGACAAATTCAAGAAACAAAAAGAGAATCTTGTAAAGAGACATCAGGAACAGGTTGACACCAAAGATGATAAACAGTCTTATCCAACCATCTTTGATGCTGAGAAAATCCCTGAAGGAATTGGATTCTGGAAATGTGGTAAAGGTGATCACATCATCGACATCATTCCATTCTTCGCAGGAAAGAATCATCCGAAAGTAGCTGAAGGTGAACTGGCCTATGTCGTTGATCTGTATGTTCATACAGGTGTTGGAACACTTCGGGAACCTTTTGTGTGTCAGACCAAGAACTTCAAAAAGAATGATCCAATCTGTGAATACATTGCTAACAACAGATTACCTTTGGAAGACTGGAAAAAGATTTCTCCAAAAAGAAGAACTGTGTATCTGGTATGGGTGCATGACACTCCTGAAGAAGAGGAGAAGGGTTTGCAGATTTGGGAAGTGTCCCACTACTTCTTTGAGAATCATGTAGATGAAATTGCTAAATCTCCTCGTGGCGGTGGAGCCATTGCATTCTCTGATATCGACTCCGGAAAAAGTATTGCCTTCTCAGTGAAGATTACAGGCAAATACAAAGACGCTACAGGAACAGATCGGGATTCGGTATCGTATCTTGGTCATCGTTTTGTTGATCGTGATGAACCGATTCCTGACGATATTCTTTCACAGATTTTCCCATTGGATGATGTTATCAAAATGCATCCGAGTAATGATGATGTGTCCACTGCATTCTACGGAGAAGAAAAGGCTGCAAAGAAGAATGTTGAATCCAGACTTGATCGTATGAAGAAGCAGAAGGAAGAAGAACCTGACGATGATGATGAGGCTTTTCCGGCTGAAGATGATGAAGATGAAACCGAGGAAGAGGAAGAAACAGAAGAAGAACCTGAAGATGAAGAATCAAATGAGGATGAAACCTGTGCTGTAGATGATTTTGGTACTGGTCTTGACAAGCACAAGGAATGTAAAACCTGTCCGATCTGGGATGACTGTTCAGATGAAGCAGAGAAATTGGAAGCTGCAAAGAAGAAAGACAAACCCAAGAAAGGTAAAGGAAAGAAATAAATGAAACTGAAGAAGAGAAAACCTTCTTCAGATCAGATCACAATAGAGAACCTGAAGGATGAGGAACCGGCTTTTCTCATCCCTTCAGGTTCAACTCTTTTGAATCTTGCCTGTTCCGACTCTATTAAAGGAGCATACGGAGCAGGTAAGATTGCCAATCTGATCGGAGATAGTTCATCAGGAAAAACAATATTGGCATGGTCAATGCTTGCTGAAGTTTGTAATGATCCTACATTTAAAGATTATAAAATTATATATGATGATGTGGAAGCGGCATTGGAAATCAATGTTAAAAAGATGTTCGGCACAAAAACATCAGAACGAGTTGAGAAAATATCCTCAGACACAGTGGAAGATTTCTATGGAACTGTTGTTTCTCTCACGAATGATCCAACCCCTTTTATTTATGTGCTTGATAGTCTTGATGCTCTTACTTGTGTGGAGGAACAGAAAAGAGCAGAAGAATATGCGAAGGAAAAAAGCAATAAGGGAGGAAGTTTTAAAACTGAGAAACCGAGGATGATAGCTGAGATCATGCGTGTCATCGTCCGTAAAATCAAAAAGTCCAACTCATTCGTTTTGATTATCTCTCAGACAAGGGATAACATCGGGTATGGATCACTTTTCGCTCCAAAGACCAGATCAGGTGGTAAGGCTCTAAAGTTCTACTGCACACATGAAATCTGGTTAGCTGTTGGAAAGAAACATAAGAAGATGGAACGGGAAATTGGATCAGATGTCTTTGCAAAAATCTCAAAAAATAAACTGACCGGGAAGAAAAGAAACATTGAGTTCCCTTTGTATTATGATTACGGAGTTGATTCAATAGCCAGTTGTATTCAATTCTTGGTGGAAGAGAAACATTGGAAGAAAGATAGATCAAAACAATAGATGCTGCTGAATTTGATGTTTCTCTTTCTGAAGAGAAATTGATCGATCACATTGAGAAAAATAAACTGACAAGTAAATTGGATAAAATCACAGAGAAAGTATGGAATGATATTGAAGAGAAAATCAAACTTGATCGTGAACCCAAGTATGGAGAATAAATGAAACCGTATGTTCTATTGGATATGAATAACCTTTGTCATATTTCTTATCATTCGATGGGAAATCTATCCAATGATGATAAGGAAGTGGGTGTCATATTTGGTGTTCTGAAACAGTTGTTGTCATTGTCCAAAAAGATAGAATCTAATCGCTTTGTATTCCTTTGGGATTCAAGAAAGAATTTCCGTAAAGAAATCTATCCAGAATACAAAGCGAATCGTATCAAGTCCAATGATGAACATCATGAAGATCGTATGTGTCTTTACAATCAGATCACTGAATTAAGGAGAGATGTAATCCCTGGTCTCGGTTTCAATAATTCATTCCTTCAATCCGGATATGAAGCAGATGATTTAATTGTTCATTTCATCATTCATCATCCAAAGGATGAGTTTGTTATTGTTTCTACAGA